TTGGTGGGTTGGGCACCTTGATGGTGATGCCCTCGGCGGGAATGTCTCCGTACATGAATCCTCCTATTGAGCGATACCCGCCACGCTGCACAGCGTGCTCGCGGACATCACGGTATTTTGGGCGTTACTGTACTGCGGCGCGCCGGTGACGGTCACCGCAACAATGCCATCGGCCTCGGCGTTCTCTGCCACCTGGAACGCCATCTGCGGGAAGGTGAAACTCACCGAGTTGTTGGCGTCGTGCTGCACGCTGAGCGTCGCGGTCCCGGTGGTCTGATTCACCAGCGTGGTGTATTCGGGCGATCCGGCGAGTAGCCGGGCCGTGAACTGGAACGACGGCACGCGCGCGCCGATCTCCATGCGGCCGCGCACTTGCAGTCCGTTCTGCAGCCCGGAGCCGGGATAGAAACCCGCGTTCAGCAGCAGGTTGTTCTTCCAGCCGACCGACCCGGACAAGATGCGCTTCGTCGTTACGTAATCGACGCCGTTGACCGAGAGCGACATCGATGCCGCGAGCATGTTGTTCTCGGTGGTGAGCGCGGGAACAGTGATCCCCGATGGCGTCGTCAACAGGCCGGAGCCGACCCAGTTGACCGTCATCTTGGAAGACGCGCGCCCCGGACCGTAGTTGAACTGGTAGGTGAAGTCCTCGATCGCGCAGCCAACGTACAGATTGTCGATGGCGTTGCCGCCGCCTTCCGCCACCTGCTCGACCAGCGAGAAGTACGGCAGTTCGAGCGCGACGCCCGGATTGAGCGGCGTGATCGTGTACGTGTACGGCGCCACCGAGCCAGTCTGTACGATGTTGCCCAGCCCATAGGCCAGCGCCCAGGTCACGAACTCCGCGCTCGCGTACTTCTCCAAGCGATTCGCGACCTCGTAATGGGAAGCGAACGTCTGGGTGATGAACTCGTGGCCCTTGCCGATTTCCGCGGCGTCGTTTTCGAAAATCGGCTTCGGCGTCGTCAGGCCCGTGTCGAGCTTCTTGAAGCGCAGAAACGTCGTGCCGGCCGTGGCAATGTTTGTTTGCTTGCCTTTGCCAAGGCCCATTATTAACTGCTGTACTCTTGCGGGCATATTATTCGCTCACCTCCCGGACCTGTACATACCCCAGGCCCATCAACGGCACCAGTTTCTCCGGCGTCGCCTCCACTTCCTGGACATCGCCGGTGTGCGGGTGGCGCAACCGCACGGTTTCTTTCGTTGGAGTGCTCTCTTGGTCGTCCATCAGTTGTCTCCGATTTCGGGAATGATGAAGACGCCTTTGAAACGGTCGATCAGGTCTTCATCGAGTTCGTGGTCGATGCTCGGCGTGTCCATGATGTCCAGGCCCGGGTAGATCTGCAGATAGCGGATGTTCGCGCCGCTGCCGCCGGGCGGGCGGTTACAGGTAATCGACCACAAGTCCTCATAGCCCAGAGGCTGGGCGACTCCGGCCGCGTTGCCCATCCGGTAGTAAATGCCCCAACGGTGCTTCCAAATCGTCTGGCCGTCGAAGTTGCCGCCCTTCGTCCCTTCCCATGCCACGAGCATGGACGGCGCGGGCATCTTGTAGATGGCCTCGGCGAGGCGATGCTCCTGCCCGAGGCGAAAGTGAAACGCGCTGATCCGGCCTCCCATGGCGGCGCTCAACTCGGGGATCGATAGGAGCACGCTCGCGATGGCATCCGTGATCGGTGCGGCATTCAGCATCTACGTGACCCTCAGCTTCAGTACCGCGCCGCCCTGCGCATCCACGTCCACATCGACAACGTCGTAAACGATGCCGTTAATCGCAACGGTGTCGCCGTGTCGTGGCGATGGCGTGATGTTCGCGAAGCGCACGAAGAGCCGTACTACGGACGTGCCCTGGACACCGCCCGGCACGTAGTCTTCCGCCATCGCCGGATGCTGGATGATGCCTGTAATCTGCTGCGCGCCTGAGCCATCCTGCGGCGTGAAGGTAGCGGGTGTGCCGAAGGTGGAGAGGCACGCGTCATCCATCGTGTTGACGAGATCTGACCAGGCCATCGGTTAACCTGCGGGATACGTCCACGAGGGTTTGTTCCAATAGGACACGATCAGGCCCTCGCCCGCGATGGCGGCGTCGATCCAGTAATCCGAGAGATCAAGGGTGTCGGTGTCCGTGCCTGACCACACCTCGTAGGAGTCGTCTACCCCACCTCCCGAATTCGGCCAGAGTTCTTTGATGACTCCGGCCAGCGTGCTCTTGTTGACGCTGGCAGTGCCGAAATACATCTTGCCCGTCAGCCCGGCAATCACCTGCACACGGATGCGGCAACACGGCGTGCGAGTCGCGGCCAGATGGACGGGAGTACCGGGTGTGGCGACGTTGACCCGCCCCAGGGAAGTCGGCGTCATAGCCAGGCCAGCACATCGAAGTGCTTCGCACTCGTCACCGTCACCACGACGTTGGTTGCGGTGTGAGTGCCATACGTGACGGTGCCGCCGTCCGTCGGGATGCAGAGCACACCGGCTGGCACCACGCCCAAGCCATGGGCGATGCTCTGGCTCGATCCGGTTCCCGCCTGCTGGCTCGCGAAGAACAGCTTCTGCAACGACAGAAACACGCCCTTCAACTTCGGGTGCGGACCGTTGCTTTGAAACTCCGGCGCATTGACCGGGACCTTCTTAATTTCGACCATTCCCTTTCTCCTTCCTGGCTTTCGCCGGTTTCGCTGGTGCGGGTGGCGACTTGGCGAGCGCCACCTCGAGTTCCAGCCGCGTTCCAATCCGCCGCTGTTCATACATCTGCCGGGCCCGTGTCAACTGGAACTTGTCAACCGGATCGGGTGCCGGATACTCGGCTCCGACTTCGGGCGGCGTGAAGCCGCCAGGCAACGGGCGCAGCACGAACAGCGGCGGCACGCCGCCCTTGGTCAGTTGCGCCCACGAAAGTTTGCGGAGAAACATGGTTACACCGCCGTGATCACGTTGTTGAAGAAGAAGCCGCAGTCCTTGGAGACCTGCGCCATGGCGAAGGCCGAGTCGATCTCGACCCGGTCGGAGGCCAAGTGCTCCATGCGGAACGTTTTGATACGGAGTCCCGCGCCGCCCATGGAGCCGATCAAGCCGGTCCAATTGAAGGTGTAACCGGCGCTCGGCACCATCAGCCCGGCGTTCTTCGGACGATAGAACAGGCCCGCCGCGAGCCCGCCGATGAAAGAGTTCGACTCGGTGGCGCCTTCCGCCGCGGTGTTGTACACGGCGTCCATCACCAGGACGTCTTCCAGTTCCAGGATTTCGGCGATGATGCGGCGCGTGGCCATCGCCGGGTTCGGCGCAGTCTGGCCGTACTTGGTGCGGTCGATGAAATCGGGGTGGTCGACCAGCTTGTCGAACACCGGGCGCGAGAAGACGCCGATGTTGGGCACGAAGCCGCCGGAGTTCAGCCGCGCCTGGGTCTTGGCGTGGCGAATATCCGTGATCGGGCTGGACGTGGCGTAATCCCAGTACACGACGTGCGTGCTGTCGGAGGTCGCCTGGCCGGCCACTTCGCCGGTCCACAGGCCGGTTTTGAAGTACTGCGCGGCCCACTGATTCTCGCGCCGGATGAGCGCCTTCTGCGTCAGGAAGATGGTCGCGTCGCGGTCGGGCGCGAGCGGCGAGTCGCTATTCGCTCGTACCTGGTCGTCCACATCCTTGTGAATCGCCCACACGTCGCAGTTGTACGTGCCCGTGGAATCCAGGCCATACCCGGCGCCCGCGGATTCCATCGAGAGGCCGCGTTTTTGCATCTCGTCGCGGTTCCAGTCGCCGCGCTTGTAGGTCCAATAGAGGTCGCTTTTGTTTTCGACGGGGATCGGCGGGAACGCGCGATCCGCGACGAACTCGACGCCAGCCGCCTCCTGGCTATACGCCACGGAGATGTTCGTCAGCGGGCGATTTACGTGTACATCGCTCAAAGTCGGTTGAGGCATTTACTTGTTCTCCTTTTCGTTGTTTGGGCCGCTGACGATTACAGCTTGCCCTTCTGTTGAATGAGCGCCGGGATGATGACGCCGGAGGCTCCGGTCGCCAGCGCGCGGCCGAGGATCTTGTTGCCAGTGGTGGCGGTCACCGCCTTGCCGTTGGCGTCGGTGGTCAGCAGGTCGCCGCACGTGACACCGGCAGTGCCCACTACCAGCTTGCTGATGCCCAGCACCGCGAGCTCGCCTTCGACGCCCACGCCGTTGGGTTTGTCCTGGAGGATGCCGTCAGCGTCACCGCCAGCCGAGGGCAGGGCAAGCTGTCCGCTTGAGTTAATCGTCATGAAGCAGAACTGAGATGCACTCAGGTCCGCACTCGCCGGCGCGCCGATGGTTCGTAAAGTCTGTTCGTAAGCCATGTTGAGTTTTCTCCTTTACCGCTGGACGATCTGCAGGCCCGCGTTCTGCAGCGTGCGGACCAGCGCAGCGGCGTTGTGCTGGTTCCGATAGGCCGCGTAAGTTTCCGGGTGCGCTTCCAGTGCCCGCGCGACCGCCTGTTCCTTGGAGACGCCGCGACTCTGCCCGTGCACATAGAGGTTGTCCATCGTCGCGCCTTTGTTCTGGCGCGCGAAGGCCGTGGCCTCGGCTTCGAGATCCTGCATGCGCGCCGTGGCGCTCTTGTTCGGATCGACGTGGGAGGTGATCATGTGACTCTCGCTTTCCGCAACGCGGGAATTGGTGAGCAACTCGCTCACGTCCGCGACGCCGAGATACTGCCCGTTGGCTTTCCGTTTAGTGAGGAACTCGGCGGCGCGCTCCGGGCACCCTGCGATCTTGCACAGCGCCCCGATGGCCTCGATGTCGCTTTCGGCGCGCATGCCGCCCGGCTGCGTGGCGGCAAGCGTCGAAGCGGCGGCCTTCTTCTTGCTGCCGTCCTTCTTCGGCTTGCTGTCTTCCTCGTCCTCGTCGTCTTCGTCATCGTCGGTTGGAGGCTTGGAATCGCATTCTTTGGCGTCGGCCTCGTCCGGTTTCTTCTTCGACTTCTTGGTCTCGTTGTCAGTGGCCTCGCCATCCTTCTTCGCGGCGAGGGCTTGCACATCTTCGGTCATATGCTCTCCCTTGGTTGGAATTGCGGCTGCCGCCGCGGTTGAACTCCTACTGCGCGCACCCATCGATCCGATGAGCGCATTCATGGCATCGTCAATCGTCCCCACTGCGTCGGCCAGCAGGGGCACTGCGTTCTCTGCCCAGAGCAACCCCGCCTGTGTCGCGACGATCTGTTTCTTCGCAACCTTGCGATTCCGCGCCACGGTCTCAGTGAAGATCCCGTACTCCCGGTCCACTTCATCCTGGATGTCGCCCTTGGCGCGCTCAGCCAGTGGTTCGTGGGGGTTCCCATCGACTTTCTTCTCGCCGGCGAACACGTAGGTGTACTTCGCGCCGAGTTCCTTGTCGAACCCGGATTGATCGACGTGCAGCGCATACACACCGACGGACCCCACTGCCCCCGTGCGCGTCACAAATACCTTGCTGGCCGCGCTCGCGATTGCATAGGCCGCCGACAATGCAATGTCGTTCGCGGTCGCATATACCGGCTTGATGGCGCGCACCGAGTAGATGTAATCGGACAGTTCGAAACAGCCGGTGGTCTCACCGCCCGGCGAATCGATATCGAGCAGGATCGCGCGCACGCCCCCGTCATCGATGGCGCTCGCCACCTGCCGCTGAATCTGCTCATACGAGGTCGCACCGCTCCACGCGGACATGAACGATTCCTTCTTGAGCAGCGTGCCCTGGACCGGAATCACCGCGATCCCATCGATGACGGCGTAATCTCTCTCCTCGCCGGCGTCCCCATAACGGGCCATCAACGTGGCGGTAGCATCCATCGGTGCGCGGCTGGCCAGCACGATGTCGGGGTCGACACCGAGCCTCGGCGCGAGGGCTTTGATGATCACCTCCAGCTTGGGCGGATGAATCATCAGCGGACAGTTCACAAACCGCGATGCAACGTGCGCCAGATGCTTCACTGCGCCTCCATCTTTCCGCTCACTCCGTCTTTCTCGATCTCTTCCTCAGTCATGCCGGCGTTGCGCCCGGTGAGGATCTTGCGCCCATCGGAGTCGTAGGAGAGACCATATTTGTCGGCGCGGTCGTTGTCGGATTTCTGCTGTGAGTCGATAAGGGCCGCGTCGTACCCCTGCTCGGCACATTCAATCGAACGCGTCGAAAGACCGTCACGGATCGCGCGTTCGGCGGCCTTCATGTCCTTATCGGGATCGACCCACGGCCAGCCCGGCGTGACCCACTGCACTTCCTCGAACGGCTCGGGATCTTTGTCGTAAGCGGTCAGGAACTCGACGCCGAACACCAACGCGAGCATGGCCTCCCGCAGCCACCGGCGATAAATCGGATGGCACACCTGGAAAGTGAAAACCGAATACTGGAACTGCTCGC